TAGCTCCCGTTGCAAAGTCTAAAAAGTTAGTTGCTAACGCAGCTTGGATTGGGGCTGGTGTGGAGCGTAAACTGCCTCCTCCTGTAATTGCCATAATTTGTTTTTTTAATTTTTAAATTGTTATTTATTTTTAATTTTGAATTTGAAATCAGAAGAACTATCACCAAGCACTTTGTATTTTAATCCACCAGCGTTAATCTCACCACCGTGTTGCTGGCGTGGATCCATACTAATGTTTTTAGATTTAGCTACGCTGTTTTTCAAAGCGTCAGCTTTACCTTGTTCGTAAAAGTGATTAGCAATCTTATCAGGATTCATAGCAGTGTACATCGATTTGTGGTAACCCTTAGCATCTTCCATTTCATTGTTTTTGTTCAAGAACTTCTTGACAAAATTGTTAATGTCGCTTTGAGTACTCTTTACGGTGTCAGAGTCTTTAACGTTAAACCTAAATTTCTTTTCGCCAACTTTATATTCAAAACCTTTGAATTCTTTATTGAAAAGTTTGTCAGTTTTATTTAAAAACGTCTTATGTTGCTTGTCTGCTACTTTTTCCTGCTCTTTTGATTCCGTTGTGTATCTGTTGAAAAAATCAACTGCTTTCTGTTGCTCACCCGTGAGCTTAGAACCATATTTGATATCTTCGTAATATTTGGACTTTGCACCGTCCAGGTGTTGCCTTGCCTGAGCAACTTGCTCCTTCATGGCTATTTTTTTTCTTCTAATGTCTACATCATCATCTATTTCCTCGTCGTAAGAAAAATAGTCTTCCATCATAAAGTCTATTTCTTCGTTTTCTAAATGAGGTTTTGTTTGCTTGTAGTATTCTTTTAATAAAGTGTGGTTATCTAGTTCGGAGTAATCTTGATTTAATTTGACGTAATCCTGTAAATCACCTCCAGTTTCCTCCATAAACTCCATTAACTTTTGTATGTTTTCTGGAATTGGTTTTCCCGTAGCCTCAGCTTCTGCAACCGCTTCTTCAACTTGCTCCGTAAGCTCTTCTACTTCATCAGTTATCTCTTCAACAACTGAAGTTTCAATTTCTGCATCTAGTTGTTTTTCTTCAACTACTTCTTCAACCACTTCTTCTACAGGTGCTTCTTGCGCAACAACTTCTTCTGTAGCTTTTTCTTCTGTAGGTGGTTTGCTTAAATCTACTTTGATAATGCTATCGTCACCAGCAGATTCAAATTTACTTTCATCAACTGTTTCTACAGTTTGATCTTGTGTAGTTTCTTCAACTACATCTTCTTTGTTTTCTTCCATAATATAATATAATAATAATTAATAATTTTACTGCGGTCCAAACATAGACATATCAGCAGCACCTCTACCACCTAGTATATCATTACCTGATGATTCAAACTTTTTAGCTGGTTGGTTGCCTTTTCTTTGTTCTATTAATTCGGACTGTTGACTAGCTTGTATTCTAGTCCTTTCGTCTTTACGATCTTCTTTTTGTTTTTCTTTTCCTTTAACGTTCTCTACTTCCATACCTTTTAACTGCATGTTGTACTGAAACTCTAAAGCCATAAGCTGTTGTTTTGCTTGTACTTCTTGCTGCATCTTTTGTAACTCAAGTTGCGCTTTTAACTGTTCTAACTGAGCGTTAGCTTGTGATAAAGCTTGTTGTTTTTGAACTTCCATTTGAGCCGCTGCTTGTTGCGTCTGCATATTAGTCTGCGCTTGCATCTGCATATTTTGTTGTTGAGCCGCTTGGTCTTGCTCTGTTTTTTGTTTTCTACGTAACTTTAATACTTGATTTGCTAACTTAACATTATTTATCTGTCTAACGTCAATAGCGTCTTCTAAGTTAATGCCTTGTTGTTGTAGCGACATTTGGATGTTATTTTCAAGCATAGCTTTCTCTTCTTCGTCTGGCATTAGCTCTATAAATATACCAAAGTCATATAAGTGTAGTTCAGACATTTCTTCTAACGTAGCTACGTTGTGTACTCCTATAGCTTGTATAAAAGCATCTTTAGTTGGAGAGTACTCTATAATGTCAGATATTCTAAGTGATAGACATTCAGCAACACTAGACGTTAAAAACAAACCAGCGTTTAATATATGTCTTGTAGCTGTATTTGAATTTGCTGCTGCCATTTTCTGAACACCAACTAAAGCTTTAGCATCTGGAGTAGAACCGTCTCTAGCTTCGTTTAAACCAGTTACATCTCTAATCATTTGTAGGTAGTAATTGTAATTACCTATAAGTGCTTGCATTTTGTTACCTCCAGATCCAGATGTTATTTCTTGAATAGGCACTTTACCAGGATTCATATCACCTTCAGAAGTAAAACTTCTACCGATAACAGATCCAGTTTGGAAGAACATGTTTAAAGCTTCTTGTGGACTGTAGTTTGTACCGTTGCCCAAATCAACCTCAGCTAAACCATCGGCATCTAAATAAACTCCATCAGGAACCATTCTAGACATTATCTGTTGTAGTTTTAGATGCGTTAGCTGTATCATATCAGCAAAACCTGTTATACGTTTTACCAAAGAATCAATTTGACCTTTATACATTCTAGGCGCTACGATAGAGTAGTTCATTTTAACTTTTGTAAAATCACTCTTAGGACGCATCATGTTTTTTGCCATTTCCCATTTAAGCAACTTTTCAGAACCTAACACCATAGCCCCTTCATAAAGGCACTCTATAGATCTTTGCAGTCTTTCATATCCACCTTCTTTTTCCTCTGGAGGGTTAAATGTGTCATCTTTTTCTATTGCCTTTTCAGCACCAGACCCAGTTTCTTTCATTTTATAAACTTCGTTCATGTAACTCTTGAAGTTAAAATAAAGTATTTGAACTGAGTTGTTGTCTACTTCTCTAGACGAAGAAACTCCGTGATGGTTGTTTGAGTGAGCGGCTTTGTTTTTAACAATGTCTTCTAAGTCACTTTGAGTTAAGTGCGGAAACTGTTTAGCTAATTCGTTTACAGGAATAGTCTTTACTTCTCCAACATAATATATATCATCAAAATATGGAGACTCAGTGTATGAGTAAACTAAATCAGCTGGATCAACGTAATCTATAACAACTCCTTCTGAAGTGTTAAACCCTGTTTTTACAGCTCCAATACCTAACACTGTTAAATCCCTATAAAATCTTTTCTTAATTAACTCGTAATTATTACCATCCATCAAAACATTTAAAGCTTGTTCTTCAGCTATCTCAACAGATTGCTTATAAGTTAACTGCATGTGAAGATCTAACTCTTCTTGTGATTCTGGTAAAGTTTCTGGATCGTTTTCGTAAAGATTCATGCCAAAAGCTTCAGCGGCAAAATCATTCATTTCTTTTGTTTGCATATCACCAAGTATAGATTCCATATACTCAGTTCTTTTAGCTACGCCATAAGGATCTTGAGAGTAAGCTTTAACATCGTACATTCTTTCTGCAATACCATTAACAACAATATCTACAAACTTAGGTATAATAGGAACTGGTGTCCAATCTAGGTTTAAGTAGCTTAAGTCACCGTTTATAGATAACTCATCTTTATATTTTTGAATTGATTGATTTCCACTAGCGTATAACCTTAAGTTGTGAAAATTGTTTTGATTAGTTGAGTATCTATTGTAACCACGGTCTTTGTTGAACCATTCAGTTTCAATAGCTTTACCTACCTTTAACCCATAGTCGTAACTTAGCTTCTCAGCGTCACTTACGACTTGACTAGGAAAATAATTATTTATAACAGACTCTGCCATATTTTACTTTATTATTTTAGATGCGTTTCCAGTATTAGTATACCTCGCAATATTCATATTTAACTTTTGTTTCTCTATTTTTGCATTTGGTCTATATAAGTTTCTGTTACAAGCCATAATAGCTAGTCCAGAACTAATAGAGGCATCATGCTTTGTTCTTTTGTTTATATCGAACCTACTCCAGTCATTTAACGTTTCATTAAAGTATATGTTCCCATAATTCCCATCTCCTAAGTGACCAACGTGGTTCTGTATATACATCTCGATAGCAGCTGCGTGAGCCTGTTTTATATCTTCACTTGAATTAGGTATTCCACCTATTTCTTTTTCTGTTACCGACAACTTGTTCCAAAGTTTATCTGGTCTATTCATAGAGTAACCTCTATATCCTCTTCTTCTTAAATGGTACAACAATCTAGGTTTGTTATTCTCACAGAGTAATGGCATCCCGTAAAACACTAAAGCCATCAGCACATCTTCGAAAAATATCTCAGCTGTTGGAGGTCTCGCGACGTACTCTAAGAACATGTGATTTGGAGGGCAATCCTCCATACTAAACTTAGTTAGTCCATGAAGCGCTCCGTTTGATCCTTTTCCATCAACTGTCCCACTAATATCATAACTATCACAACCAAAAGCCCCCATGTGTTCATTAGCAGGATATCGTA